ATTTACATGCATAATGAAACTAAAATTTACATGTTGGATCGAAAGAATCCTGCTACTGATCTAAATGCTAATCAAGAAGTGAATGATATAACAAAATGGACTCCGATTGTACAAGTGGCAAACATCTTTAATCGTCTCATTATGTACAGAGGAGAATATTACCATCGAAGTGTTCGACCAGGTTTTGGTAAAAATCAATTCGATGGTAGGCTTTTTCAAACTTTCTTTTTTAATATAGGGGAATAAAATGAATATTTTGGGTATTAAATTGGTTACTGGCGACGAAATTATTGCAGATGTTTCTTTTACAGAAGATGGAAGATTTAAACTATCAAATTCAGTTCAATTTCGACTAATTCCTCCACAAAGACCGGGAACAGAACCAACAATGGGATTTGCGCCATTTCCACCACTTGCAAAACAAGGTAAAGATGTAACAACCATTGTGGAACCTCTTCATATCGTGTATACTTATACACCCGATGACGTAATTATCGATAATTACCGAGCAGCATTCACAGGAATTGTAACACCAACCAAACAAATCATCACAGGCTAATGTCAAACTTCTATACTAATGTTCAAGTGTCCGGCAACTATATTCTTTTTAGAGGTATAGTTGACGGGAAACGTATCAAAAATAAAATTGCATATCGCCCAAGCCTTTATGAACAAGCTAAAAAGGTTACGCCTTACACAAGCTTATATGGCGAATATTTACAAGAAATAAAATTTGATTCTATTCGTGAAGCCCGAGACTATCTCAAACAATTTGAGGACGTTTCTGGTAAAAAAATCTATGGAAATTCCAGATTTGAATACACCTTTATTGGTGAACAATATAAAGGAATGATCGAGTGGGATTTAGATAAAATTTCTATAGGTATTCTAGATATTGAGGTTGGCTCTGAGAATGGTTTTCCTGATCCTTATGAGGCAAACGAACCCGTCACAGCAATTGCTCTTAAATATGTGAACGGCGATATATATGTCTTTGGATGCGGAGACTACCAGAAAAAAGGTGATGAAATCTATACGAAGTGTGTAGACGAATACAATCTTCTAAAATTCTTTCTTAAACTTTGGACTCAAAAATGCCCAGATATTCTAACTGGCTGGAACACAAAGTTCTTTGATGTGCCGTATCTCGTCAATCGAATGAGAAAAATTCTCGGTGAAGATATGATGAAAAGCCTTTCACCATGGAATCAAATCAGAGAAAGAGAAGCATATATCATGAACCGAAAGCTTAAAGTCTATGAGCTTGTCGGCATCGGAGATTTCGACTACATCGAATTATATAAATGGTATTCTCCTAACGGAAAGTCTCAAGAATCCTATCGCCTTGATAACATTGCAAATGTAGAAATTGGTGAAAAGAAACTTGATTATTCTGAATATGATTCTCTGCATCAGTTGTATAAACACGACTATCAAAAGTTTATTGAGTATAACATCAAAGACGTTGAACTGATTCTTCGTCTCGATGACAAACTTAAACTCCTTGAACTCGGTATCACTCTTGCTTATGATACGAAAACAAATTATGATGATGTATTTGCACAAACAAGAATGTGGGATGCACTAACACATAATCATCTAAAAGAGAAAAACATTGTTGTACCTCCACGGGTGATTCAGGACAAAGATGCGGCTTTCGAAGGTGCATATGTCAAAGAACCACAAGTTGGTATGCATGAATGGGTCGCATCATTTGATTTAAATTCTCTTTATCCACATTTGATGATGCAGTATAACATCTCACCTGAGACCTTGATTGAACCTGAAAACTATACACAAGAAATGCGAAATGTTTTATCACAAGGTGTTTCTGTTGAAAAATTATTGTCGATGAGTGTTGATACAACAAATCTCGACAAAGTTACACTTACACCGAATGGGCAATTCTTTCGTACAGACATTCAGGGCTTTCTGCCAAAAATGATGGAAGAAATGTATGAAGATCGTAAAAAGTTCAAGAAGTTAATGCTTCAGGCCAAGCAGGAAAAAGAAAAAGAAAAGGACGATTCGAAAAAATATGATATTGAAAAACGAATCGCTCGATACAACAATCTTCAACTTGCAAAAAAAGTCTCTCTAAACTCCGCTTATGGTGCGCTTGGTTCACAATATTTTCGATTCTATGATCTTCGAATGGCTCTCGGTGTCACAACTGCTGGTCAACTTTCGATTCGTTGGATCGAAAAGAAACTCAATGAATACGTGAATGGTGTTTTGAAAACGAAAAAAGATTATGTCATCGCCTCTGATACCGACTCAATTTACCTTCGTCTCGGTGAACTTGTCAACAAAGTTTATGGCGTCGATGGCGTAACTTCTATGCCCAAAAATAAAGTCATTGAATTCATGGATAGAGTATGTGAACAGAAAATTCAACCTTTTATTGACAAATCATATCAAGAACTTGCAGATTATGTACACGCATATGCACAAAAGATGCAAATGAAACGCGAAGCATTGGCTGACAAAGGAATATGGACAGCCAAAAAACGTTACATTATGCACGTTTATAACAATGAAGGTGTTCAGTATGCTGAACCTGATATGAAAGTGATGGGTTTGGAAATGATTAAATCGTCCACGCCCGCGCCTGTAAGAGACAAAATGAAACAAGCACTTTTAATAATGATGAAGGGTAAAGAAACTGATATTCATTCTTTCATTGATAAATTCAGAAACGAATTTAAAAAGTTGCCAGCAGAAGAAATCTCTTTTCCGAGAGGCATCAATGGTCTAAAAGAATATCATAATAATACTACCATTTATTCAAAAGGTACACCAATTCATGTGAAAGGTGCGTTACTATATAATAAATATCTACTCGAAAAGAATCTGGATAAAAAATACCCTATCATACAAGAAGGTGAAAAGATTAAATTTACCTACCTGAAAAAGCCCAATCCAATCAAAGACAGTGTAATATCTTTCCCAGGAAGATTGCCTCCAGAATTTGAATTACAAAAATACATTGATTATGACATGCAGTTCGAGAAAACCTTTCTTGATCCGATTAAAGTAGTTCTCGATTGTATGGGTTGGACAACAGAAAAAACCGTTTCATTATTCGATTAAGGATTTAAAATGAGTATTCTTGAAAAAATTAAAAAGAATTCGTCAATTAAAGAGTCGGCTATTCTTTCTAAGTCGAAATTCTTTACTGAAAAAGATATGATTCCGACACCAGTTCCCTCAATTAATATTGCTCTTTCTGGGCGCCTTGATGGTGGACTGACACCTGGTCTTACAATGTGGGCAGGACCATCTAAACATTTTAAGACGGCATTTTCACTTTTGATGGCAAAATCGTATTTGGAAAAATATGAAGATGCTGCTTTACTTTTTTATGATTCAGAATTTGGAACACCGCAATCATATTTCAAAACATTCAATATTGATACTGATAGGGTCTTACACACTCCAATCACTGATATTGAACAACTGAAATTTGATATCATGAATCAATTGCAAAACTTAGAACGCGGTGAACATCTGATTATTATTGTAGATTCAATTGGTAATCTAGCTTCAAAGAAAGAAGTAGAAGATGCGTTAGAACAAAAGTCTGTTGCTGACATGAGTCGTGCAAAACAAATTAAATCTTTGTTTAGAATGGTAACTCCACACCTAACAATGAAAGATATTCCAATGGTGGTCGTAAATCATACTTACAAAGAAATTGGAATGTTTCCAAAAGATATTGTTGGTGGCGGCACAGGTTCTTATTATTCTGCTGATAATATTTTCATTATCGGGCGTCAACAAGAAAAGGAAGGCACAGAAATTGTTGGATATAATTTTATCATCAATGTTGAAAAATCTAGATACGTTAAAGAAAAATCTAAAATACCCGTTACTGTATCTTTTGATGGTGGTATTAGTAAGTGGTCTGGCCTATTGGATCTCGCACTTGAATCTGGACACGTTATCAAGCCCTCTAACGGTTGGTATTCAAAGGTAGACGTTGAAACCGGTGAAGTGAGTGAACAAAAGTTTCGTGAAAAGGATACCAATACAAAAGAATTTTGGTTGCCTATTTTGAAAAAGGAATCTTTTCAGAGCTTTATAAAGAACAAATATCAAGTTGCTGGCGGAGACATCATTAGAGAGGAAGAATATGATGAAGTTTAAAGAGGAACAAGACTATAGGTTCGTATTACCAGAAGAAGAAAAAACGACGGTATGCATTAAACTTCTAAAAGGACCTTATAAAGACATTGTTTATCAATACGGTAAAGTAAAGTTTGAAGAAGAAAAAGATGGTGCCGTTTATCTCAGATTCATTTATAATATCGTTGAGAGCCCGTATGAAAAGAGTTATCTCGAAGAAAACCAAGATAACTTCAAAAATTATATCGGCGATTTGCTAGTTGATATCATGCAACAAAATTTGGATAAAGGACTAATTGATGAGGCTGGAACAGACTATATTGAGGAATCTGATTCAAAATGAGGACTATCTAAGAAAAGTTTTACCCTTTATCAGTGAAGATTATTTTTCAGACATAATCGAAAAAACATTATTTAAAGAAATAACATCTTTCACAAATAATTATAATACCACACCATCTATCGAAGCACTCACGCTTTCTATCAAAGAAAATAAATCTCTGTCAGATGAGCAGTTTAAAAACTGTGAAGAATATCTTAAAGAGGTCGACAAATCAATTCGAGAAATTGAAAAGACGGATCAAAATTGGTTGATTGATCGAACAGAAAAATTTTGCCAAGAAAAGGCAATTTATAATGCAGTTCGACATTCAATTACGATTCTAGAGGGCAAAGATAAAACAAATGATAAGGGTGCAATACCTAAAATACTTTCTGATGCTCTTGCGGTAAGTTTTGATAGTTCTGTTGGGCATGATTATCTTGAAGACTCAGATGAACGATTTGAATTCTATCACCGAAAAGAAGAGAGAATTCCGTTTGATCTAGATTACTTTAACAAAATCACTAAAGGTGGATTGCCAGCCAAGACATTGAATATCGCACTCGCAGGGACAGGTGTTGGTAAATCATTATTCATGTGTCATGTAGCCGCAGGTTGTATGTCTCAAGGTAAAAATGTATTGTATATTACTCTTGAAATGGCAGAAGAAAAAATTGCAGAAAGGATTGATGCGAATCTTCTAAATGTTTCAGTTGATGATTTGATGGAACTACCTAAAGACATGTATGATCGGAAAGTTAAGAGAGTCAAAGACATGACTACAGGTAAATTAATTATCAAAGAATATCCTACCGCATCAGCATCTTCTGTACATTTCAGGACGCTTTTAAATGAACTCAATCTTAAAAGGAACTTTGTTCCTGATATTATTTTTATCGACTACCTTAATATTTGCTGTTCTGCTCGTATCAAGGCTGGAGCAAATGTCAACTCATACACTTATGTCAAAGCTATTGCAGAAGAATTGCGAGGACTGGCAGTTGAGTTCGGAGTTCCAATTGTTTCTGCTACACAGACAACAAGGAGTGGTTTTACCTCTTCCGACCCCGGACTGGAAGACACAAGTGAGAGTTTTGGTTTGCCCGCAACTGCTGATTTAATGTTCGCTTTAATTTCTTCTGAAGAACTTGAAGCTTTAAATCAAATAATGGTCAAACAATTGAAAAATCGTTATTCGGATCCTACAGTGCATAAAAGATTTGTATTGGGAATTGATCGATCAAAAATGAAATTATATGATGTGGAACAAGATGCACAAAGTGGTCTGGCTGATGCTGGTAGTAATCCTGTTATGAAAACCGAAAACAAATTTCAGAACAAAAAGTTTGGAGGTATTAAAGTATAAATACGCTGCATAAATATTTTCTTTGGAGAAAATAAATGGCAGCACAACAAGGTTTTGAATATGAAAAAAATGCATCCGACATTTTAAAAAAAATGGGTTTTGTGCCAAAAAATTTTGTACCTGCCGGTGCAGGCTCCGATCAACCTGATTTAATACTTGAATACAAAGGTGAAAAATCTGGCTGTGAATTGAAAATCACAGCAGCCTCGGCTGGCTCACTTGTGCTGAAATATGATATCACGAATAAACGAAATCCTTGGTCATTCGGAAATATATCAGATGATGATGCAGAAAAAAAGTTTATAAAAGACTTAGCAGATGAAGTTGGTCTTTTCAATATAATAAAAAAACAATGGAAAGAAGTTCCTTTCAAAAGAGATAAAGATGCGCTATGGAATGCAACAGCAGGTAAATTGACAAAAAAACAACAGTATGAAAGAGATAGAGATACTTTTCCGGATATTAGAGGTGAAATAGACGCATCAAAAATAGAACAATATTATAATAGGAAAGATACATATTATGTAAATGTTGGAACACATGGATTTTACATGATGGGTAATAAAAATCCTCTGAATTTAGTAAATGTGCCGACATTTGCAAGTGCAGCGAAAGCAATATATAGAGCAAGAGTTCAATATAAGGGTAACGACAATTATCAATTTACATTTGAAATGCAATTCTCGATACCAGCGGCAAAAAAATCTCCATTTAATATCGCTCCAGTAGACGGTAAAAGTGTAAGAATTTTGAAGGATAAATTGGACTTATCCTGTTTCATTTAATTTAAAAGGAAGGTTTGTTATGAAACCATTGATTACAATTATTACCCCAACAACGGGTAATCCACATCTAGCTAAAGCCGTTCAATCAGTAGAAAATCAAACTTACGAAAACATACAATATCTTGTAGTTGTTGATGGAAAACATAGAGTAAAAAATGCTCATGATGTTCTTTCAACAATAAACTGTAAACGATATGAAACGATAATTCTCCCCCAGGCAACAGGTTACGATCAATATAACGGTCACAGAATTTATGGTGCAATGACGTACATTTCAGAAGGACAATTTCTTTGTTTTCTGGATGAAGATAATTGGTATGAGCCGAATCATGTTGAATCTTTAGTTGAAGCTGTCGAAGGTAAAACATGGGCATATTCTCTCAGAAAAATCATAGATCAGGAAAACAATTTTATTTGTAATGATGACTGTGAATCATTGGGAAAATGGAAATCTGTAATGAATGACAATTTTGTTGATGTTGGTTGTTATTTACTACCTAAACTTCTCGCTTTAAAATTTTCGCCTGGATGGTACAGAAGGGCTAGGAATCCTCAAGAACAACCTGAAGTTGATCGTTTACTTTCACATCTTTTATTTTCACAAATACCAAATGAACATGTTGACACCAATGGTCAATATACATTAAACTATCGTGTTGCAAGCAGAACTGATTCTGTTCAAGCCGAATTCTTTCAGAAGGGCAATGAACACATGAACAAAATTATGAATGGAGAATACCCATGGAGAAAGATTTAATTATAGGCGCATTTACAAATTATACTGATTATGATGTACTGAAGCCATGGGTACAATCTATTAAAGGCACTGGCTTTGCAGGCGATATCGTTCTAATTGCAATCGAAGCACCAGATAATCTTGTAAAAATCCTAGAAAAAGAAGGTGTCAAAGTTGTAAGAGGGAATAACCCTCAGAAAATGATGGTACACATGCTTAGATTTTTATCAATATACGATTATCTGAAAAATAACAAAAACAAATACCGAAATGTCATATCAACAGATGTTCGTGATGTAATTTTTCAGAGCAATCCTTTCGACTATCTAAAAACAAAGTTTTACAATCTTGGTCTGATTGCATCTTCTGAAGCTATCAAAATAAAAGACGAGCAATGGAACAAACAAAACATTATTAAAAATTTTGGTGAATATTTCTACAATGATGTGTCTAATAATGAAGTTCTGAATGTCGGTATTATTGCTGGCACAGCAGAACTTGTTAAAGATTTGTGTTTTGCACTATTTCAAATGTCTTCAAATCGGCCTGATTGGGTAGCAG